AGTTGCCACAGGCTCTACCCTCTGGGACATCCTCAGATAAAGCTGGTCTGTAATTGTCAGGCAGGTTTGCTTCGCCTTCATCCTCTGGCTCATCAACTTCCTCAATTTCCTCAATCTCAAAAGCAATCATCTTTGGGGTTGGTATTTTTTCGAGCAGGAATACATTGATGACCATGAGCTTGTCGCTTGGCTCAAAGATTCCATCCTCGTACTCAAACAATCTAACGACAGCAAGCTGGCCTTCGACCATAACAATCTGAGCGGCAACTCTCGGATCTAGTGGAGCCCAAGATACATAGTCATCAATAGCTAGTGAACCGATAGCAGCTCGCTCGCCTACAAACTCGGTGTTCTCATCAATGCTGATAGCAACAGCTTGGTCAATGGCAGATTCTTTTGAGTCATGGCAACCGATTAGCTCGCCATCCTCTTTCTCAACAGCCCAGTTAGGGCAGTCAGGATTGGTTTGAGTAATGAAATAGGGCATTGTTAGGCTATCCTCATCCAACTGACTTCATGTGTCCCAGAAGCAGCAACAGCAAATAAAGCGGTCAATGGTGGCAACTCAAGTGTAAGAGTTGAATTTGTGTGTATGTTCAATCCATTGTCTTTTGTGACTTCGGCATTACCGATATAAACAGCATTAGTGCCTGAATTATGTATTACTATTCTGAAAGGATTCTCACTTGTTCCGTCTAGTTGCGCCCTTGTTGTGGTAACGCTCATTTGTCCAGTTGTGATTGACATTAGACCTCGTAAGCCGCTTGTGGATCCTCTGGGTTAACCTGAGCGATACCTTGAAGTTGGACTGTTGGCAAGCCGGTGTGAAGGATTGGTGGCAAGCCCATAACAGCCAGCACATCAGCAGGGTCATAACCTGAGTTGACAAGTTTCTGAGCCATGTTTACTCGCTTGTCTGTGGCTACCAGTTCGGCTGCGTCAATGTTCACGCTGGCTAGTGGCACTCGAATAATCTCTCCACCATCAACAGGTGGCAAGTCCTCAAGTCTGCGGATGTCGTTGATCGTCAAGTATCCAGCCTGAAGTCCAGTACTGTAAGCGGTAAAGCGTGAGTTGGCATCGCCTCGTAGTAAGCCGTCAAGTGTGAACTTGATAAAGGCAGTAGTTCCACCAGGCTCGTTGGCCATCAAAGGTGTAAAGGCTGACTCTAGTTTCTGAACGATTGGTCTAAGTGTGTGAGTCACAAAGGCGATGTTGTTTTGCTCAACGCTTGAGTAGGTGTTGGTTCCTGGTAGTCCTAGCAGGTGAGGTGGGATGTTGAACGCTCTTGCGACATCCTCAACAGCCATTCTGCGTGAGTCAATAAACTGTGCCTTGTCGTTTTCGACTGAGGTGTTTACATACTTAGCTCCACCAGATAGAACGCCTGTCTTGTGGCTCTTTCTAAATCCTTTGTGTCTTGCATCGAAGCCGTCAACAAGTTGCTTAGCTTGCTCAGGTGTTAGGTTGCCAGGGAACTCGATAATTCCTTGAGTGCTTGCACCTTGACCAAAGAATCTAGCAGCGTAAGACTCTAGCGCGAGCGCGAGTCCAAAGTTATCCTTGAGTGCTGTGACTCTTGAGATGCCTCTGGTTTCACCTGGTCGGACAACATCTGGGATGTGCATAAGTTCGTTTTTGTTTAGTGGCTTGCCTTCACCCTCGTAAACATAGGTAACGCCACCAACCTTGTCTTTGCGAATCTCTACCTTGGCTGGGTTTAGAACTGTCATGTTTACTACTCGGCCAGCACCATCTCTAAAGACTCGGACAAAGCCGTTGCCATCAAGCAACATAGAAACAATCAGCGATCCGTAAAAGGCTTCCTTGGTGGTGTCAACATCTGGCTGCTGTACCCAAGCTGGTCTAGGTCGGAAAGCAAAGCGAGCACCATCTCGGCGAATGTATGAGTCAACTGGCAGGGTTGAGATTGTGTCTGAGATTAGGCTGACTGCTGAAAAGATTGCGTTGACTCTAAAGACAGTTTCAGGGTTGACCACTGTGCCGGACTGGTTTAGAACTTCAATGTCGCCACCTGTACCCCAGATGGTCTGGAAGCTGATAGCTCTGGACTCGAAAAGATTGTTGAGCATTGGTTATTTCCTTTCGAGAGCCAAGCCAAATAAGAGTGCGAATGTACCAGCAAGGATTATGCCTACTGGTGGATAGATGAAACCTGCACCGATGCTAATGCCCAAAGCCCCTAGCACTTGAAGTATGGTTGCCATGACCGCCTTAGATAAAGAATTGTGGGACAAGCTGTTCAGATTCTACTCTACCAACAGTTGCCCTATCAAAGGCTATGACAGCAGCGACAGCAGCGTCAATCTTTCTTGGTGAGCCTCGGTTATCTTTTACAATCCTTGGGCCGATGCGGTCAATCTTGACAACAGCGTTACTCAGGTGTCGCTCAAGTAGTGGGTCGCCGTCATGGATCAAGGTCTGCTCAGTTACTGAGGTGTAGAACTTGCCACAGGCACTGACCATGCGACTTGGGCTGGTAGAAGGGAACTCAATAACAGGCAAGCCCATCTCAAGCATGGCATCCATCGAGCGTTGCCAGCGATAAGGGTCACAGGCTATCTCTTTAACATTGTGAGTTGAGCAGAATTGGATAATCTTATCCTCAACTTCTTGGGTGTTTACGCGCCAATCATCGGTATCCTCTGGCTGTTTCTCCCAGGTGTGAATCATAAACAGGTAAGGTTTCTCATCCTCTTTAGGGATAGTGCAAGCTACAAGGCTGGTGCAGTCACCATTGAAAGAGCCGTCAAAGCCGATGATGATTTCCTCATCTGGCCCAAGCTCTCGTTGCTCAGCAAGTGGTTGCCAAGTGCCGTTAGGTAGCCAAGCATTCATCGAGCTTACCCATTGGTTCAATCTCTTGGTTCTAAACTCTGGCTCAGGTGTTCGCCTGACAGCAGATTGGAAGTCATCGGCAGAAACTAGATCGTCATAACCAGGGTTGGCTAACTGCCAAACTAAAGGGTCACGATGGTCTGCTTCCTCTGGTGCTGCCCACCAAGCCATAAAAAAGTTAGGGTCAATCTGCTCGCCAGAAGCTACTCTTTTGCCGTATTGATAGCGGTTGTAAGCGATGGAGTCTTGGCCTGTCATGTCTGTCTTTTGACCTGCTGTGGTGATAGAGATTAGCTGGGCCAGATTGCCTCGGTTACCCATAGCCAACTGGAACACATCATAAAGTTTGCGGTCTTTGTGCGCGTGCAACTCATCAAGAATAATTCTTGTTGGCGAAAAACCTTCTTTGGAATAAGCCTCGGCAGACACTACTCGATAGACCGAGTTGGTTGAAGGGACAAAGATGGCATCTCGATACAAGGTGCAAAGCTCTGAAAGCTCTGAGGTTTCAACCATTCTTTTTGCCTCACCAAATACAATTCGAGCCTGTTCCTTTTCGGCAGCTACTGAGTAAACCTCACCACCTTGGATGCCCTCAGCAATCAGCGAATAAAGACCAAAGGCAGCAGAGCTTAGGGCTGACTTTCCGTTCTTTCTGGGCATCCCGATTAGGACTTCTTGAAACTGTAAACCACCATCGGCATCCTTGGCATAGACACGCTTGACAAGTTCTCGTTGCCAGGGTCTTAGGACTAAGGCTTGACCGGCTCTACCTGCAACGCCATCCTTACCAATTGAGCCAAAAGCCTCGGCAAACTCTATGGCATATTCGCCGTCACCTCTGTCAATGCTGTCTTGATCCACAGGTGTTAGGTGAGCTGGTGGCCAGCTAGATATCACGCTTGGCCTTCTTTGCTAGAAGTTCCTCAAGCTTGCTCTTGGTCTTAGCTGATACCAGGCCAAGTCGGGTTCGGTCAGCAGGTGAGAAACCAAGTAAAGACAGGCTATGAATTATCTGCTTCTCAATCTCGTTGGCTTGCCTGTACCAGGTTGGGTCAGTCGGGTCAGACTCTATCTGCTGCTTGATTAGCTCGCGCCTGTCAAGCTGCTCACAAACCATCTGCACTAGCTCGGTGTCGGTTCTAATGCTGATCCAGATTTCACCGGCATCAAAGATGTTGTCCCAGAATTGCTTACCAACAACGCCTAATTCGCGCAAAGGTTCGCGGTATCCGTAGTCCAATGGGGCCAAAGCATCGTTCAAAGGCAACGGTCTTTTGCCAGGGTTGCCTTGAATTATTTTTAGCTCAATTGGCTTGGGTGGGTTTGGCATAACTCAAGCTTACTGGTTTGGTTCTGAACTGCGACCATACACAGAAGGTCAGGGGCTTTGGGCATTAGCATCGGTGCAGGTTTCATCTATCCACCAGTAGGCATAATCCTTGCTGGTACATTCGCACTCTTATTTGGCTTGGCTCTCGAAAGGAAATAACCAATGCTCAACAATCTTTTCGAGTCCAGAGCTATCAGCTTCCAGACCATCTGGGGTACAGGTGGCGACATTGAAGTTCTAAACCAGTCCGGCACAGTGGTCAACCCTGAAACTGTCTTTAGAGTCAACGCAATCTTTTCAGCAGTCAGCCTAATCTCAGACACAATCTCAACCCTGCCAGTTGACTCATACATTCGCCGAGATGGTGCTCGCTTTGCTTTCCGACCTAGACCAGCTTGGGTACAGCAGCCAGATGTTGACACCACCAAGGAAGCCTTTTACGGATCGCTGATTGTTTCTATGTTGCTTGATGGCAACGGCTTTGTCCGAGTCTTTAGAGATGGTGCTGGCCGAGTAGTAAACATGACAGTTCTAAACCCAGCCAAGGTAGAGAT